CAGTTAACCAAGCTACAATATCAAGTGATGCAAGGTTTGGTATATTATCTAAAACAGGAGCTGATGCTAAGAAAATGTTTACTGACAAAGTTGTACCTATATCGATTAATTATCCTTTCTTTTTTAGCCCTATTCAAGACGGTATGGATAGGCCAAAATCCGAGCTTGCATATAGAGTTCCAGCTTCTAAGTTCACTAGAAAGAAGATTACGTCCAACGAAAAGCTAGAAGACTTAGAGGGATTAGATACAACTATAGACTGGAAGAATACAGGTGACAATAGCTATGACGGTGAAAAACTAAAGCTTTTAGTACACGATGAAAGTGGTAAGTGGGAAAGACCCGATAATATATTAAACAACTGGAGAGTTACAAAAACATGTTTACGATTAGGTAGTAGGATTATAGGTAAATGTATGATGGGCTCAACATCTAACGCATTAGACAAAGGTGGAGAAAACTTTAAAAAATTATATGGAGCATCAGACGTTACTAAGCGAAACAGAAATGGACAGACAGCGTCTGGCTTATATTCTCTTTTTATCCCAATGGAGTGGAACTACGAAGGATTTATTGATGAGCACGGAAGCCCAGTCTTCGATACTCCGGATCATGAAGTCTTCGATCCACATGGGGAATTAATAGATATAGGAGTTGTAGACAGTTGGCAAAATGAAGCTGACGGTTTAAAAAATGATCAAGACGCGTTAAATGAATTTTACAGACAGTTTCCAAGAACTACAGAGCATGCGTTTAGAGATGAAACTAAAAACAGTATATTTAACTTAGTTAAATTATACGAACAAATAGATTACAACGAAGAAATGTCTAGAACACTAGGTATTACTAGAGGTAACTTTCAATGGGTTAATGGCGTTAAAGACAGTAACGTTATATTCTATCCAGATCCAAAAGGTAGGTTTAAAATAAGTTGGGTACCACCAACAAATATACAAAACAAAGTTGTAATAAAAAACGGTATTAAGTACCCTGGCAACGAACATATGGGTGCTTTTGGCTGCGATAGCTACGATATATCAGGTACCGTCGATGGCGTCGGCTCCAAAGGTGCACTCCATGGATTAACTAGGTTTAGCATGGAGGACGCTCCTGCTAACCAGTTCTTCTTAGAATATTTAGCTAGACCACAAACTGCAGAGATATTCTTTGAAGACGTTCTAATGGCGTTAGTATTTTATGGGATGCCTATACTTGCAGAGAACAACAAACCTCGTCTATTGTATTATTTACGAAGACGTGGTTACAGAGGTTTTAGTATGAATAGACCTGATAAAATATGGAATAAATTATCTACAGCTGAAAAAGAAATAGGTGGCATACCTAACTCAAGTGAGGATATAAAGCAAGCTCATGCTGCTGCGATTGAAATGTATATACAAGATCACGTTGGTATGAAACAAGATGGGACTTTTGGTAGTTGTTATTTTAATGAATTACTAAACGACTGGGCTAAGTTTGACATAAACAAAAGAACAAAGCATGATGCGTCTATAAGCTCTGGCTTAGCTATTATGGCTAACAACAGACATTTGTACAGGCCTAATGCTAAAGTAGAAAAACCAAAACTAAATATAAATATTGCTAGATATTCAAACAAAGGCAATACATCTAAATTAATTAAAAAATAAATATGGCAGAGTCTGTTATAAATAAATATTTTCCAAGTCAAGCTGTTAGCGATATAGAAAAAATGAGCTACGACTATGGTTTAAAAGTAGCAAAAGCTATTGAAGCTGAGTGGTTTCATAATGATAAAGGTTCTTACAGGTATAATAGTCATAGAAATGACTTTCACAAATTAAGGTTGTATGCTAGAGGAGAGCAATCAACACAAAAATATAAAGATGAATTATCTATTAATGGTGATTTGTCTTATTTAAATTTAGACTGGAAACCAGTACCTATTATACCTAAGTTTGTTGATATAGTTGTAAACGGTATTGCAGAAAGAACGTACGATATAAAAGCTTATTCACAAGATCCTTTTGGTGTTGAGAAACGCACTGAGTATATGGAGACTATACTAGGTGACATGGACACACAGGAATTAAACGCTTTTACAGAGCAAGCTTTTGGTATATCAATGAAAGAAAGCGATATGGAAGAGCTGCCTGGTTCTAAAGAGGAATTAGAACTTCACATGCAGCTTAATTATAAACAGGCTGTAGAGATAGCAGAAGAACAAGCTTTATCTGTTTTATTTGAAGGTAGTGATTACGAATTAATAAAGAAAAGATTTTACTATGATTTAACAGTGTTAGGTATAGGTGCCGTTAAAACAAGTTTTAATACTTCTGAAGGTGTTGTTATTGATTATGTTGACCCAGCTGATTTAGTTTACTCTTATACAAAATCACCTTATTTTGATGATTTATATTATGTTGGTGAAGTTAAAAACATACCTGTTAACGAGCTGGCAAAACAATTTCCACATTTAACTGAAGCTGACCTTGAGGATATATTGAAAAACAAAAGCTCTTATAAAAATAGCTACGGTAATAATTATGACGTAAACGAGTCTGATAACAACAAGGTTCAAGTTTTATATTTTAACTATAAAACATATATGAATCAAGTTTACAAGTTAAAAGAAACTGGTAGCGGTGCTGATAAAGTTTTACCAAAAGATGATACGTTTAATCCACCAGAAAACATGGAAGGTGGTTTTGGTAGGTTACAAAGATCTATAGAGTGTTTGTACGATGGTGCTATAGTATTAGGTACAAGCAAGCTGTTAAAATGGGAAATGGCTAAAAACATGATGAGGCCAAAGAGTGATTTTACTAAAGTTAAAATGAACTACGCTATAGTTGCTCCACGTATGTACAAAGGTAAAATTGAAAGCTTAGTTAGTCGTATTACTGGTTTTGCTGACATGATACAGTTAACACATTTAAAACTACAGCAAGTATTATCACGTATGGTGCCTGACGGTGTTTATTTAGATGCTGATGGTTTGGCAGAAATAGATTTAGGTAATGGTACAAATTATAATCCTCAGGAAGCTTTAAATATGTTTTTTCAAACAGGATCTGTTATTGGTAGATCAATGACGTCTGAAGGTGATATGAACCCAGGTAAAGTACCTATTCAAGAAATACAATCAGGCTCTGGTGGGCAAAAAATGCAAAGTTTAATTGGTACGTACAACTATTATTTACAAATGATAAGAGATACGACAGGTTTAAACGAAGCTAGAGATGCTGCAACACCAGATCCAAAAGCATTAGTTGGAGTACAAAAGCTAGCTGCAGCTAACTCTAATACTGCTACAAGACATATACTACAAGCTGGTTTATACTTGACATCAGAAGTTGCTGAATGTTTATCACTTAGAATATCTGATATTATAGAGTATTCACCAACTAAAGATGCCTTTATAAATCAAATAGGTAATCATAACGTAGCTACACTTGAAGAAATGTCAAGTCTACACTTATATGACTTTGGTATATTTTTAGAGCTAACACCAGATGATGAGGAAAAAGCAATGCTAGAGCAAAATATACAAATGGCATTACAACAACAACTTATAGAGCTAACAGATGCTATTGACCTTAGAGAAATTAAAAACATAAAGCTAGCTAATCAATTATTAAAAATACGTAGAAAAAGAAAGCTAGAAAGAGATCAACAAATGCAACAGCAAAATATTCAAGCACAGTCTCAAGCTAACATACAAGCCCAACAAGCTTCTGCTCAGATGGAAATGCAAAAACAACAAGCTCTTAGCCAGTCACAAGCACAACTAGAGCAAGTTAAAGCTCAGCTTGAAGCTCAACAACAAGCTCAAGAAGTTATGTACAAAAAAGAGTTGATGCAACTAGAGTTTCAGATGAATATGCAGTTAAAGTCTATGGAGGCACAAGCTGTTAAAACAAAAGAAAAAGAAAAAGAAGATCGTAAGGACGAAAGAACAAGAATACAAGCCACTCAACAAAGTGAACTTATAGACCAAAGAAAAAAGGAAAAAGCACCTAAAAACTTTGAGTCTGCAGGTAATGATTCTTTAGGAGGCTTTGACTTAGGTTCTTTTGATCCTAGGTAAATTATTAATTATTATTATATTATATTATGGAAGAAAACGTAGAAAACGTAACTGAAGAAGTTACAAAAGTAAACATGTCTAGTACTGAACAAAAAGTAGATGACAATATTACAAAAGTAGATTTAGACAAACCAATAGAACCAAAAGAAGAAATAAAAAATGAAACCACAGAAACAACAGAGGTTGCAGAAAATAACACTGACAACGAAGGAGTGGTTAGAGTCGATGAAGACACCACTACCACAGAAAAACAAGAAGAAGTACAAGCGGAAACTGAAACACAAGAAACTCCAGTATTAGAAGAAATTACTGAAGAAGAGGTTCAAGAACAGGTAGAAGATTTAGCTGAGCAAGCTCAAGAAGCTATGTTAGAGTCTGCTGAAACCGGTAAAGCTTTACCTGAGAATTTACAAAAAGTTGTAGATTTTATGGAAGAAACTGGTGGTACTTTAGAAGATTATGTAAGACTTAATCAAGATTTTTCTAATTACGACGATATAACAGTTCTTAGAGAATATTACAGACAAACAAAATCTCACTTAACAGATGATGAAATTAGTTTTTTAATAGAAGACTCATTTTCATATGATGAAGAAGAAGATGAAGCAAGAGAGATTAAAAAGAAAAAAATAGCGTTAAAAGAGCAAGTTGCCAACGCTAAAGCCCACCTGGACGGGCAAAAGTCCAAATACTATGAAGAAATTAAAGCTGGTTCTAGGTTAACAACCGAACAACAAAAAGCTATAAATTTTTTTAATAGATATAACAAAGAGTCGGAAGAAACTCAAAAAATAGCAAAAAAACAAACTGATAATTTTTTAAATAAAACAAATCAAGTTTTTAACGATAAGTTCAAAGGTTTTGAATATAACATCGGCGATAAAAGATATAGGTTTAATGTGAAAAATACTGTAGAGGTTAAAAACAACCAAAGCGACATTAATAATTTTGTCAAGAAGTTCTTGAACGAAAAAAATGAAATGTCAGATGCTAAAGGTTATCATAAATCTCTATTTACAGCTATGAACGCTGATGCTATTGCTAATCACTTTTACGAACAAGGAAAAGCTGATGCTATTAAAGATAGTGTTGCTAAGGCTAAAAACGTAAGTATGGATCCTAGGCAATCATTTTCTAATGATAACACAAGTGGTCCTAAGGTAAGAGTGCTTAACAACGATACTTCTCCAACTTTTAAATTTAAAATCAAAAATAAATAAATAACAATTTAAAATTACAAAATTATGAGTATAGTTAATGGAGCTAATTTGAATAGTGTTCCTGCCCAAAGGCAACAAACACTATCTACAAATTATCTAGACCTAAACAGTTCTGCTGGTTGGGCACAACAATATTTACCAGATCTTATGGAAAAAGAAGCTGAAGTTTTCGGACCGAGAACTATTTCAGGATTTCTTTCGCAAGTAGGAGCTGAAGAAGCGATGACTGCTGACCAAGTTATTTGGTCTGAGCAAGGTCGTTTACATTTATCTTACAAAGGTGATATAGACACTAACAACATTATAACTATCCAACAAGATATTGATGGTAACACAATATCTGCGGGTACAGATCACGGTATCAGAATAAACGATACAGTTATCGTATCTGCTCCAACTGGAATTTTTAAAGCTATTGTAACTACTGTTAGTACTCTAGACATTACTGTTGCAACTTATGATGGTAGCACTATTCCAACTTCTGGAAACACTGCTGACTTTGCAACTACTATATTAGTTTATGGTTCTGAATTTGCTAAAGGTACTGGTTACAACGCTGCTGGCTCTGGAACTATAGAAACAAGAGGAGCTAACGAACCACAGTTTAAAACTTTCTCTAACAAACCAATTATCATGAAAGATTACTACGAAGTTTCAGGATCTGATGCTTCAAGAATTGGTTGGGTTGAAGTTTCTACTGAAGGTGGTCAAGGAGGTTACTTATGGTACTTAAAAGCTGAGTCTGATACTAGAGCTCGTTTTAATGACTACATTGAAATGGCAATGTTAGAAAGTGAAATTGGTTCTGATAACGCTCACACGTTAGGTGCTGGTGCTTCTGGTGCTGCTCACGGAGTTGACGCACACCTTGGTTTATCCTCAGGTGCTAATACTGGTACTGAAGGTTTATTTGCTGCTGTTGAAGACAGAGGTAACGTAACTACTGGTGTTACTGGTGTTAACGCTGCTACTGATTTAGCTGAATTTGATGCTATCTTAGCTGAGTTTGATAAGCAAGGTGCTATCGAAGAATACATGATGTTTGTTAACAGAGGTACTAGCTTAGCTATGGACGATATGTTAGCTGCAATGAATTCTTACGGAGCTGGTGGTACATCATATGGTGTATTTAACAACTCTGAAGACATGGCGTTAAATTTAGGTTTCACTGGTTTCAGAAGAGGTTCTTATGACTTCTACAAGTCTGACTTCAGATACTTAAATGATTTAGCTACTAGAGGTGGTATTAATGCTGCTAATGCTGCTAATGCTCTTAGAGGAGTTATGATTCCTGCTGGTACTTCTTCAGTTTATGACCAAACTGTTGGACAAAGCATGAAGAGACCTTTCTTACATGTAAGATATAGAGCTTCACAAACTGATGACCGAAGAATGAAGTCTTGGGTTACTGGTTCTGTTGGTGCTGCTACATCTGCTTTAGATGCAATGCAATTACACTTCTTAACTGAAAGATGTTTAATTACACAAGGTGCTAACAATTTCATGTTAATGAAATAAGCACTTATTATTTAAAGAGGTTGGGGGTAACTCCCCAACCCCTTTCTTTTTATTAATTTTATTATATATTATATTATGGCAAAAAAATCAAAAACACAAGAGGTAGAGGCACCTGTTGTTGAAACTCCAGTAGTTAAAACACAAAAACCTACAAAACCTAAATGGGAAATAAAAGATAGAGTTTACAATTTAAAAAGTAACAAAAAACCTATATCTTATATGTTAAAAAGTTCTAACATATATTGGTTTGATGAAGAAAAAGGTTACGAAAGAGAGTTAAAGTTTTGTGAAAACCAAAGAACACCTTTTGTTGACGAAATGAAAGGCGATCAAAGACTAGCTCACGTTATTTTTAGAAACGGTACTTTATTTGTAGAAAAAGAAAAAACAGTTTTACAAAAATTATTATCTTTATACCACCCACATAGAGGAAATATTTACACTGAACACAAGCCTGTTGAGGAAGCTGCAAATCAAATTGAAATACTAGAGCTAGAGGCTGACGCAATATTAGCAGCTAGAGATATGGAAATAGATATGGCTGAAGCTATACTACGTGTTGAAAAAGGCTCTGAAGTGTCTAAGATGAGTTCTAAGGAGCTTAAAAGAGATTTGTTACTCTTTGCTAGAAACAATCCAGTGTTGTTCTTAGAATTAGCTACTGATGATAATGTTCAACTTAGAAACTTTGGTATCAAAGCAACAGAGCTTGGTATTATAAAGTTAAGTTCAGATCAAAGAAACTTTTTATGGGGTTCTAATGATAGAAAACTAATGAACGTTCCATTTGACGAGCACCCTTATTCAGCTTTAGCTGCTTGGTTTAAAACTGATGAAGGTATGGAAATATATGCAAATATAGAAAAACAATTAAAATAATCAAACTGTAGGAGCGGTCGCTCTACGGGGCGACTGCAACTACTAAAAAATTAAATATGAAATCACAAGGACTAGGAGATACAGTAGAAAAATTTACAACAGCGACTGGTATAAAATCATTTACACAATACTTAGACAAGAACGGTGTGTTTGGTAAAAAAGGTTGTGGGTGTAATAAAAGAAAAGAAGCTTTAAACAAAGCTTTTCCGTATAAAAAATAATAAATATGATAAGTATAGACACTATATATCAAAGAGTATTAGCAGCTGCGAACAAAGAACAAAGAGGTTATATAACACCTCAAGAGTTTAACTTATTTGCTAACCAAGCTCAGATAGATATATTTGAGCAATATTTTTATGAATTAAGTCAGTTTGATAGAATGCCTGATAACAACACAGAGTTTTCTAATATAACAAATCTACTTGATGAAAAAATAAGTGTCTTTAAACAAGTTAAAAATTTAGCAAACGGTGCTGGTAGTGAATTTATTTTACCGGCATCTACCGGTGTTGATGATTTTTATAGACTTGGTACTGTAATGTATCAATCAAAATATCCAGTTGAAGAAATAGAACATGAAGAGCTTTATAGAATACAACTAAGCCCTTTGTCAGCGCCATCGCAAACTCAACCAGTTTATATTAGAAAAAAGAACTCAGCATCACAACAAGTTATAGAAGTTTATCCACAAATTATAAACTCAGGTATAACAGCAACTCAAATACACAAGCCAAACAAAGTTAATTGGGGTTATGTTGTTATTGATGGTAAAGCACTGTACAACGCAACATCATCTGTAAACTTTGAATTGCACGCTTCAGAAGAGAAAGAGCTTGTTAATAAAATATTATTATTATCAGGTATAATGCTAAAAGATAGTGGTCTTTATGCTTCTGCAACTCAAGAAGATCAAAAAAATACTCAACAAGAAAAAATATAATAAATGGGATTACTAAATCAATCAGCAAGACAATATTATGAAGGTACAGATGGTGTTCAAAATAGCGGAGACGAATCATATGGTAGTTATCAGTTTACATCTTTAGAAAATATAATAAATCAATTTATAATTGCTTATGTTGGTGAAGACAAGTTAATTCCTAAAATAAAAAAAACAGACGTTTCTTTTCATGCTAAACGCGCATTGCAAGAATTAAGTTTTGATACTTTTAAATCTTGCAAATCTATGGAGCTTGAAGTTCCAAACACTTTAAGTCTACCCTTACCGCAAGACTATGTTAACTATGTCAAGGTTTCTTGGGTAGACAGCGCTGGTATTTATAGACCTTTGTACCCAATGTCTAAAACTTCAAACCCAAAAGCTTTTCAACAAAATACAGATGGTAGTTTAAAGTTTGAAAACAACACTTATCAAGCAACACCTGCAGATCCTTTTCAAGAATATGGTATTACAAAATCTGGTAAATCATCTGCTTTCGATGGTGATGGTTTAATAAAATCAGACAATCCTTTAGAGCAATATAAAAAAGAAATAAGAGTTGCCTTTGACACAAACGGTACTGGAAACTTAAAGTACGGGCCAACACTTTTTTCTGGAAATTCAAACGAAAGAGTTAGCCACGGTATGTTTATTCAACTAAAAGATAGCCACGATATAGCTGTTGGTATGAGTGTTATTGGACCTGGAATACCTAACGGAACAACTATTCACGCTATAAATAGTATAGCTGGTAGTAGTGCTTTTCCTTATAATGTAACGTTGTCAACACCAGAGTATGAGCAGTGGTTGTTAGGCGGTCAAGTTGGTACAAACACATACGCTCCAACTATAACCGCATCACAAGTCCGCTTTGACAGTGAAGAGCTTATATTTGCAAATTTAAATAAAACATCAGATACAAAAACAAAATACAAATCAGCAAAAACTGTAGAGAAAACTGTAGAAAATTACGATTACGACACAGATATGTATGATTTAAATAGAGGTCAAAGATACGGTTTAGACCCGCAACACGCACAAACAAACGGGTCTTATTATATTGATTGCATGGCTGGAATAATTAATTTTAGTTCTAACATTTCTGGAAAAACTGTAATCATAGAATATATAAGCGACACGCTTGGTACTGACAGTGAAATGAAAGTTCATAAGTTTGCTGAAGAGGCGATGTACAAGTGTATAGCATACGCAATACTTTCCACAAGAGCTAACGTTCAAGAGTATATAGTACAAAGATTTAAAAGAGATCGTTTTGCCTCTGTTAGAACAGCAAAACTAAGACTGTCAAATTTAAAATTAGAAGAATTAACTCAAATACTTAGAGGTAAGTCTAAGCAAATAAAACACTAGTATATGCCACAGATTAAAAACACTTTCACGGCGGGGAAGATGAACAAAGACCTTGACGAGAGATTAGTGCCTAACAATGAATATAGAAATGCTGTCAACGTGCAGGTTTCTAATTCAGATGGTTCTAACGTTGGTGTTATAGAAAATGTAAAAGGTAATGAAGACAAAGGGCCAAAAGACTTACCAATAGGAACTAGGTGTGTTGGTACTATTTCTGACGAGTCAAAAAACGTTATATATTGGTTTGCCGCTTCTAAAAAGCCGGGTAAACCTATATACAATTTAGAAGGCAATTCAAGTTCAGGTGTTTTAGATTGGAGCTGCAAAGATTGCGTAGCTAGTGCTCCTTTAAACTATTGGTGGAGAGATAGTATATGGCAATACAACTCTGTTCTTGACATAACCTCACCAGTTTTTGTAGATAACTACATGATTAAAACAAGGTTGAATTCATCTTTTACGAATGCTAACGGTATACAATTAAATATTCCAGCATTTGGTGTTTTTGGAAGTACAAGTAATAAGCACTACTACACTTTAGACTATCAACCTGGCCCTACTAATGAGCAGATAACCGTAGGTATGATCGCTTACTTTTTTGTAGGCCCTAATCATGGTGGTATTGGTAGTGGAGATTATGCTTTAGACGATTTATGTATGATTAATGGTGTTGCTGTAACAAGAGAAGTTATTGGCGTTGAAACAGACTTAAATGGTGACACTGTTGTTATTTTTGATAAAGACTTAAGTTATGAGTTTGATGCAACTAACTTTCCTTCACTTACTGGTGGTCAGTTCAAACAAGTTGGCGAATCTACTGACCACAACTACATTATATTTGCTAAAAAAAGACTTTTAAATTTTAACTGTAATAATATTATTACTGGTATAAATACGTTATACGATTTTTTATTATGGACAGATAATGATATGGAACCTAAAAAGCTACACGTTCCTAGAAATATGGCGGGTACAAATCCAAACGGAACAAGAAGCACTAGGCTTATAGTTGAGGAAAGAGGAATATCAACAGTTGACAATATATTAGTAAAAGAAGAAAATATATCTGTAATAAAAAAATACCCTAAAAACAAACCTTTAGTAGAAGAAAAAGTTGAATATCTTTTATCTGCTACAGCTGAGCATAACTTTGTAAACGGTTGGAACGATCCTCTTGGTGCAAATAATGTTACTTTAAACGACCCTGGTGATATAGTTGTTGTTGAGTTTGATAACTTTGTAGGTGGTAATAGTTTTAACGTTGGCGAAGAATTAAGGTTTTTAGAGCAAGGTGGTACTTCAACGTTACCTAACAATTTTGATGTTAGATGTAGAGTAGTAGAAAATGTAAGTAATGTAACAATAAGTTATAGAGGGCCTTCAGGTCAAGGAGTAACATATACTTATCCGCCAAACGCCTATAAATTAGAAATATTAAGTATATCACCATCTACAACAATTGACAGTACTATAGGTATTTATGCAAATTATAGCTACAGTGGTATGGTACCTATTGTGTTTGATGTGCAAAGAGTTTTAGGTGATAAAAAGCTATTTGAAAAAAATATGCCTAGATTTGGTTATAGATGGAGATACCAAGATGGTGAGTATTCTACATTTTCACCTTTTTCAGATATTGTTTTTGAGCCTGGCAAATTTAACTACGACTCTAAAAAAGCCTATAACACGGCTATGCAAAATCAACTTATAAGATTAACTTTAAGAGATATAATAACTAAGGACATGCCTGATGATGTTATTCAAGTTGATATTTTATATGTTGATGCTGACTCTCCAAACGTCTATGTTGTTGATAAGTTAAGATACAACGACTACGCACATGTTTCTATTGGTACTCAAATGTACAATCATTGGAAATCTGATCAATACGAAATAAAATCTGATATTATATACGCAGCTGTACCTGAAAACCAATCGTTTAGATCTTGGGATAATGTACCAAGAAAAGCATTAGCTCAAGAAATTACTGGCAATAGACTTGTTTACGGTAATTATTTACAAAACTATACATTAAGAAACAATTCTGCCGAACGTCTATATGAAAAACCAGTTTTAGAAGTTTCTTTAGACAGTAGATGGAATTCGCAAGTTATTTTTAATACTGACAGACTAGGTAACGTAACGTTTGTTACAAATAAAGTTTTATTTAACGATACTTATTTAGACGAGCAAGCAATAAACAATCCAGAACTAGACTATCCTTTTTTACAGCCAGAGCCTTTAGAAAATTTAATAGGAAATCCTTCTTTAAAATCAATTAGAAAATACCAACTAGGCTTTACTTACTTAGATGAGTATGGTAGAGAAACACCAGTGTTTAGTAATTCGGAAGCAACTTTAGATGTACAAAGAGAACATGCTGATGATTACACTTTGCTAGCTTCTAAAATAGTTTCTTTCCCACCTGGCTGGGCAACAGACTTTAGAATTTATGTTAAAGAAACTTCTAATGAATATTACAATATTGTAATGGATAGGGTTTACAGGGCTGAAGACGGTAATTTATGGTTATCTTTTCCTTCTTCTGAAAGAAACAAAATACAAGAAGATACATTTTTAATACTTAAAAAACCTGCTGATTCAGATTCTTTGGTTGAAGATCCTGCTAGATACAAAGTTGTTTCTATAGAAAACGAAGTTCCAGATTATTTAAAAACAAAATTAAAGCTACTGATAAAAGCTGCTGGTGATGGTGCTCTTACTGTTCCAATACAACATCTTTTTGAAAACCCACAAACTGGCGCTCAATTAGACGCTTTAATAAATATAGGTGTAAGATCTTTCAAAATTAGTGAAGAGGCTTTGAGTGATGAAAGTGCAATTTTACTTCAAGATGCTGGTGTTAATGTTTTTGATTTTGACGTTAATGGGCAATATTCTCAAAAATATAGTATTATAAATATAACTCTTGCTGATGATGAATACACTATAACTTTAGATAAACTTATACCTAGCAGTGAAGACTGGATGTTTAGTGACATAACTAGTAACACTTATAGTGATGGATTAGTATTAAACTTTTACAAGGAGATTATAGATATTAAGCCAGAGTTTTTTGGTAGGTTTTTTGTAAAAATAGAAGGTGATGGTTTTGCAAATCAATATTTAAGCACAAATATAACTGGAGATACTTTTTACGGTGTAACAGGTTCTTTTAATGTTTACTATTTTTCAGACACAGATGCACCTTTGGTAACAACAGGTACTACAAATTTACAAATTGACAACACTTGGAATGAGTACCAATCATCTGGATATTTTCCTTTAACTTCTCCTCATAGTGCTGGTACTAGTCCTAGTGGTTCTACAGACGGGGAGCAAGACTGGAAAAATGTTTTTGATCTTAATATAGTGGCTGGTACTCCAACTAGTTCTTGGTTTATAGACGAGGCTTTTTATGCTGGAATACACCCAGCTGGAAACCACCCTAACGTTAATAATCCAAACCACGTGTCTGCAACAGATCAGAATTATAATTATGGTAAAGGTGTATATAACGATAACGGACAAGATTATATAGAGTTATCTTTTGGTCAAATAGAAGCAGGCTTTCCAGCAGTAGCTGGACAAGGTGTAGTTAATAATCAAATTAACTACTCTGACTTTAACGAGGCTTATATATGGGAGGTTGGTAGTAGTCAAAACCCCTTACATGCGAATCAAAATTCTGTAACAAAAAACTTAACACCGGGTAGTCAATTTAAAATTTTAGGAGATACTACAGGAACTCCTGAAAATCCTAATATATACACAATATCAGAAGATGTACCTATACAAAAAATTAGAAGATATTGCCATACGCAGTGGGGTGAAGTTCAATATAGATTTAATCAATGGATTGCAGCTGGTAAACCAGGAATTGGAGATCCAGTACGTGATAATTATGAAGACGCTTGGGAAAGATTTGCAGCGCCACACAATAGAAGAATAACATATGTAATTCCTATTGATAAAGATATAAACACAACATCAACTTTTGCTAGTGGTAATACTTTCACAAATCCAGATAAAAATAGCTCAGAAACAAATGTTTCAACTAATCCATCTACAATACAATTTATAGAAGAAAGAAAAGATGAAGATGCTGACGTAATATCAAGTGCAAATCCAGTAGTTTTTGAAACAGAACCAAAAGAAGCTATTGATTTAAATATATTTTACCAAGCCTCAGACTCTTATCCAACAAGATTAAATATTAATAATGCTACACGGTGGGTTCCTTTAGGTAGCGTTGTTGCGTGTAAATCTCACCCTTACGTTGTTAATTCAACAAGCACTACTTTTGTCACTGGTTGGGAGATAAACAATAATGGTAAAATGATGATTAAGTTTAATCAACCATTAGATATTTTAGGCCTGGGTAGATTAGATGTTATAGAACAACAAATACTAGCATTAAGATTTGTTAGACCAGACAACTCATTTACAACTCTTAAAGGTGTTTGGACTAACCCTGTTACAGTACCAGGATTTGCTTCTACTACTCCAAGCTTGTTAATAGGTAATCAAACGCAATATGTAGAAACTTATTTTGCTTCTCAAGGTTGGGTTGAAACAGCGTATGAAATAAAATCAGATAACATTGCTGCTAATAAAATAGGTATATCTTGGTACAACACTTTTTCATATGGCAATGGTGTTGAGTCTGATAGATTAAGAGATGTTTTTAATGAAAAAAAATTAAGCAAAGGGGTTAAAGTTTCTACAACTATTGACGAACCTTACGAAGAAGAAAGAAGAGGTAGTGGTTTAATATACTCTGGTATATACAATAGTAATAGTGGTGTAAATGATTTAAATCAATTTATACAAGCAGAAAAAATAACTAAAGATTTAAACCCTACTTACGGAAGTATACAGAAATTGTTTTCAAGACAAACAGATTTAATATCTTTTTGTGAAGATAGAGTTATAAGAATAGCAGCAAATAAAGACGCTATATTTAATGCTGATGGTAATCCTCAGTTAATAGCAACTAATAATGTTCTTGGTCAGACAATGCCTTTTAGTGGTGATTACGGTATATCGTTAAATCCAGAATCTTTTGCTAAAGAAAGCTATAGAGCTTATTTTACAGATGCTAAAAATGGTACGGTACTTAGGCTGTCAAAAGACGGTATAACTCCTATATCAGATTATGGTATGAAAGATTATTTTATTGATTTTTTAAAAAATAACGATGACTTTAAAATAATAGGTAGTTATGATGACAAAAAAAATCTATATAATTTATCTATAAACAAAGATATTTGTAGTAATGATCAGGTTAGTTATGGTGATACTCAATCAACAGTGAGTTATTCTGAAAAAAATAGAGGTTGGGAAAGTTTTAAAAGCTTTGAACCAGAGCAAGGCGTAAGTCTTTCTGGAGAATATTATACTTTTAAAAAGGGTGTTATATGGAAACACCATTCTGATGCAGTACTTAGAAATACTTATTATAACCAGCCAAACGGTCTTTCTTCAGTGACTTTTGTGTTTAACGCTTCACCAGGTGTTGTAAAGTCTTTTAATACTTTAAATTACGAAGGCACAGAGGCAAAGATTGTTCAAGAAACTGCACATCCAATAGTTCAGTCAAATTCAAACAGAGGTTTTTACAATTTAACCGGGCGAGATGGTTGGCTTGTTTCAGACATAAAAACAAACAAGCAAGATGGTGATGTGCAAGAGTTTATAGAAAAAGAAGGTAAATGGTTTAATTATATAAAGGGTAAGAAATTATGACAATAACAGCAGGAGATTTAGATTCTAGTGCGTTTAATATACAAGGCATTGGTTTTGCCACTGGCTTACAACCACCACTAGTTGGTTGTAGAGATTCAGCCGCGGATAATTTTAATATAGATACTGGAGGTGTTTACGGAGCTGTTGGTGCAGTTGTTATATTTAATACACACTCTAACCCAGGTGATCCTAACGAGTGTTTATACACTGGCTGTATGGATCCAAACTCATCATCATTTTTCTCCACGGTATACAATGGTAACACATACTATGCGACAACACCAGGATCTTGTGATTACGAAGGTTGTAACGATCTTTTAGCGTACAATTTTAACACAACTTGTAGTGGTTATGTTTTGCCTTCAGGAACCTCTATAACAATAACAAATAATGGCTGTTGTACATATCCCCAATCTTGGGGTTGTGACACTGTTAATGGTGGTTGCACAACAATGCCAGGTGGTACTGGTTCGGAGGTTGTGTGCCACGATTTTTACGATCCTTCAGCGCTAGCTAATACTCCAGCTGGTTGTCACGCAACACCTATAGATGCTATGGCAGCCGCGTGTACAAGTGGTGCTTGCCCAGCTTGTGGTTCAAGTTCAGTTCAAGGTTGTACTGATGACTGTTCTCCAAATTACGATCCATTAGCAACTTGTGATGATGGAAGTTGTACTACAGTTGTTTATGGGTGCATGGATAATGGTAGCATGACTGCTGGGCAGGTAAACAGTAGTAGTAATTCAATATGGCCATCAAACGCTTGTCTTGGAGCCACGTGTAATGGTTATGATTCTTACGATTCTACTTGGAGCTATATAGATCTTACCGGTATAGAACTCAACATTAATTTAGGTGATGATATTGAAGCAGATAATTATAATCCTCTCGCAACCCATATGGACTGTAGTTGCGAATACCACGGTTGCACAGATTCTAATGCAATAAACTATGAGTCGTTTTACACTCACGAAGATGGTAGTTGTATTTATGCTGGTTGTACAGATCCAACATCCATTGGTGGAGTTGATCAATATTACCACCCAAACCCAGGTACTTTTTACATAAACCCTATTGACGCTACAATTGATGATGGAAGTTGTGTTATATTTGGTTGTAATGATATTGAAACTCCTAATGTTATTCCTTGGAACGGTAACCCTATAAAAGAAACCATGATTAACGATAATGGTTTTGAAGAAGCTCTTGAATCTCGAAATGAATACCTTAATCCGAGCGGGTCAGTATGGGGACAAGCAAGTGGTACAGGTATGGAAGCTACTTACTTAGGACATGCTGGTGATTGGAACGACACCACACCTCCGCTTACTGGCCCTGGTAGTGTTACTGGCTTAAGCTGTGGTATACCATCAATGTTTGCTAACAACGTTTTAAATATACAAGATTATGGTAATGGTATTTTTGGTGACTGTAGTGCAGTAGAAGAATTAACACATATGGGTTGGCGTAGCAACACGCCTTTGACTTTTGGAAATGTTGTTTATGATGGTTTAAGTTGTACGCAGGGTTTTGCTAACGCGTGGGGGCCAATTTCACCATTAGCTTGGAATAGCGCAAGTTCTTTAGGCGGTAGTCATAACGACGGTTTTTATCTTCAAAGAAACGGATTTCCAACTTTATGTGAAGGTGGTAAAACTTTTTTCAACCCTGTTGGGACAAACATAACTGACCTTTCTGGTATTCAAGACAATGCTTTAAACCCAGCATTTAAAAGACTTGTTATACATAATCAATATATAACTAGTTTTATTCACACAGAGCCAGATCCTGCAAGTCCTTATCACGGGTTAGACATGTTAGACACGTTGTTCCAACACGCACCAAACTTTGATTGTTTGTCTTTAAAGTCTTGCACACTTGGTGGTACAGGTCAAGTTTTAGATTTAACTGGTTGGTCTAATTGTGGTATGATAGAAATTACTGATATTAGTTATGACGAGGTTAATGTGAACCATATAGATAATCCTAACTGTTATTCAATATGCATTGTTAATGACAAAGCTCCTTCTAACGATAATGGAAATATTGGTGGTAATATTGGTAAAAGAAATGGTCATGCTGCTGCAACTTTTTCCTCAGGTAATCCTAGCTTCCCGGTAAATTCAGGTGGATATAGCAAGGCTTTACCCATAGACTGGGCTTCACACACACCTGGAGATATACCATCGCCTAAAAAAATTCATGGATCAGGTGGTACTACTTATTGGATGGGTGATTTAGACGAAAGTTATAGGCAAGCTTGGAATGGTGGTGGTCATGGTTATGCTAAAGCCGGTCCTCCAGGAACTACAACTATACCTTTAAGTTTAGTAGGCGCTTCTTACGAAAACCCAGACCCTGCTATTGGTGAACATTTTCCACCTCAAGCAGCTGGTTTTAGTGGTTGGGACCCTGCAACTAGCTCGTTTATAACTGGACCTGCCAATCGTTTTGTCCCTCAACACAAGTTAGCTCCTATAAGCCCGGACATGCAATTAAGATCAAGTATTATCAACATACCAACAAGAAGAGGTAGTCAACCTGCTTGGGAAGGACAAATGTTAATTCAAAATGCTGCTCAGGGTAATGCTGCTTCCTATTATCAAGGAAACTTTAATAATTATCTATGGCATTACCAAGGTAATATCATGGGTGATCAGTTAATGGGCACGAGTAATGGTCCTGGTGGAATAGATCTAAATGGCCATCATTGGACTGATAGACCATCAACACCATTTTTAGGTAGTAATCCACAAGGTGTTCCGGTTGGCAGTTATTACGGATCAAGTAATCCTGGGTGTAGTCTGTTACCTTCAAATGATCCAAACAGCTGTATTAGTAATCCATTTGAAGACCCTGATCTTTTCAATCCACCAGATCCAACTATAAAAATAGACAACGAACTAACCTTAGGTATTGCTACAGACGCAGAAAGTCTAGGTTATGTTTTGCAAAGTAGATT